GTACTACGTTGTTGGTTATAAGGGTTCTTCACCTTATGATGCAGGTCTCTTCTACTGCCCATATGTACCTCTCCAGATGGTACGTGCAGTTGGTGAGAACAGCTTCCAGCCAAAAATCGGATTTAAGACCCGTTATGGCATTGTTGCTAACCCATTTGCAGAAGGCACTAATGCTGGTCTTGGCCGTCTCCAGGCAAACAGCAACCGTTACTACAGAAGAGTACGTGTTGACAACCTAATGTGATTCATCACTAAGGAAATTAAGAGGGTCTTCGGACCCTCTTTTTTTATGCAAATAAATAATTAAAGATAATTTTGAGATTAACAAGTGGAGACTTTAGTACCATTACAAAGGCAGTTAAGTAATAGAAATTTTCTAACTACTACTGGATTTAAATTTACATTAGCAAAAAGTCCAAAGGTCGATTTTTTCTCAAATACTGCTTCTATTCCATCAATAAATTTGGGTGTTGCTCAGCAACCAACTTACTTAAAGGATATTCCAATTCCTGGTGATAAATTAACTTATGATGATTTCTCCTTGGATTTTATTGTCGATGAAAATATGGAGAACTATTTGCTTGTGCATAATTGGTTAAGAGGATTTGGATATCCAGACTCAATTGAAGAATATCAAAATCTTTTAAATCAAGATTCTTTAAATACGGGAAAACAAACTGCATTTTCTGGTCAGTCCGACGGGACATTGGTTGTATATAACAGCAATTATCAACCAGTTTCTTCAGTAATTTTTAAAGGTCTTTTTCCAGTATCACTTTCTACAATAGGATTTGACGCAAAAGATTCAAATTCTAATTATATTACTGCACAAGTAACATTTAAATATACAATTTACGATATTATTAAAATTGAAGTATGAACCTTGAAGAAATTCAATTATTATGGGAAGAAGATTCTAAATTAGACCCCGATAATCTACATTCAGAATCTATAAAAATTCCATCACTACATGCAAAATATTATAAAATTTATAATAACATTCTTCTTCTCAAAAAAATGGAAGAGAATAAATTTAAAATATTAAGAAAAGAAAAATGGATGTACTATTCTGGCAAATCAGATCCAGAAGTATACAAAGAAAAACCATTCGATCATAAGGTATTAAAACCAGATATAGATAAGTATATGGATGCAGATGATGAGATGATGAAAACTGCATCAAAGATTGATTATTTTCAAACCATGTTGAATTATTTGGATAGTATTTTAAAAACAATTTTAAATAGAACTTACCAAATAAAAAATGCAATTGAATTCATGAGATTTACTGCTGGATATGACTGATATTAAGATAAGAAAAAAGAACGAAATATATTTAACTATTACTGCTGATCCTCATATTCAGCATGAACTTAGTGATTATTTTACTTTTGATGTTCCAGGTGCAAAGTTTATGCCTCAATATAGGGGTAAATATTGGGATGGGAAAATTCGTCTATTTTCTATTGCAACTGGAGAAATTTATGTTGGGTTACTCGATAAGGTAATTTCTTGGGCAAAAAAATCAAATTATTCAATAGAATTTGAAAATAATAAGTTTTATGGAACTCCTTTTGAGGAAAATGAAAACGTTTCCCATGAAGGAGTTAAAGATTATATGACTCGAATCTCGAAACATAAACCAAGAGATTATCAGATAGATGCAGTATATGATGCCCTAAGATATAATCGTAAACTTTTAATTTCACCTACTGCATCAGGTAAGTCATTAATGATTTACTCTATTGTCAGATACTTTGCAGAAAAAGACCAAAAGATTCTTTTAGTGGTTCCCACAACATCTTTGGTTGAACAGATGTTCAAAGATTTCCAAGACTATGGATGGAATGCCGAGGACTTCTGCCATCGCATTTATAGTGGTCGTGAGAAGACTAATGAGTTCCCAGTAGTAATAACCACCTGGCAGTCAATTTATAAACTACCAAGAACATTTTATGAAAATTTTGATGTTGTAATTGGTGATGAGGCACACCAATTTAAGTCAAAGTCTTTGATTGGCATCATGACTAAGTTAGATAACACAAAATATAGATTTGGATTTACTGGCACATTAGATGGTTCTCAGACTCATAAATGGGTTTTGGAAGGTCTTTTTGGTCCATCCTATAAAGTAACTCAAACAAAAGAACTAATAGAAAAAGGTCATTTATCTAAATTACAAATAAAAGTTCTTCTTTTAAAGCACAGTGAACATCAATTCAATGAATATGAAGAAGAGATTCAATACATAATTGGTCATGAAAAAAGAAATAAGTTTATAAAAAATTTAGCATTAGATTTGAGTGGCAATACTCTGGTACTTTTTAATCGAGTAGAAACTCATGGTGTACCAATTTACAACTTAATAAATAATTCTGCTTCAAAGGGAAGAAGAGTATTTTTTGTTTATGGTGGTGTGGATGCAGAGGAAAGAGAAAAAGTAAGAGAAATTACAGAAAAAGAAAGCAATGCAATCATTGTTGCTTCTTACGGAACTTTTTCAACTGGAGTAAATATTAAAAATTTACATAACGTTATTTTTGCTTCACCATCAAAATCGAGAATTAGAAATCTCCAATCTATTGGAAGAGTATTGAGAAAAGGAGATAATAAATCAAAAGCAGTTCTTTATGATATTGCAGATGATATTACGTATAGGTCTAAAAAAAATTATACGTTAAATCATTTAATTGAAAGAATTAAAATTTATAACGAAGAAAATTTTAATTATGAAGTATTACAAATTAATTTCAAAGAATAATTTTAACTATGGAAGAAGAATTTTATGCAGTAATTAAATTAATTTCTGGGGAAGAGATATTCTCAAAGGTTTGTCCTTGTGAAGAAGATGAACGCACATTGTTAATTTTGGATAATCCAGTTACAATCGAAACAGTTAATTTAAAACAATTTGGATTAACTGGAGTTAAAGTAAACCCATGGATTAAATTTACTGATGATTCAATGTTTATTATTAATATGGATAAAGTTTTAACTATGTCTGAAGTGACAGATGAAGATGTTCTTAAAATGTACAATAAGTACGTTAAAAAGAAAAATAAAGAAGAAACTTCAAATAAACCAACTCCCAATATGGGATACTTATCCTCAATAGCAGATGCCAGAATTTATCTAGAGAAATTATATAAACTAGGAAGTTAGTTATATTATAATCTTGAAACTCCACAGAGTCATTTTACATAAAAGATATAACCTTTGTCAACTCCTTGTCAATTACCAAATATTAGTGTTATAATTCAAACAACAAACAAAAATTAAATTAACTAATAATGAGTAAGGAAAGAAAAAATCCCCACTACGTTAACAACAAAGAATTTCATTTGGCTCTTATTGAGCATAAAAAGAAAGTGGATAATGCAAAGAAGAAAGGATTGCCACCACCAAGGATTTCGAATTATCTTGGAGATTGTTTTTTAAAAATTGCAAATCACCTATCCTACCGTCCTAACTTTGTGAATTATATGTTTAGGGAAGATATGATAAGTGATGGTGTTGAAAATTGTGTTCATTATATTAATAATTTTGATACTGAAAGAACAAATCCTTTTGCATACTTTACTCAGATTGTTTACTATGCGTTTTTAAGGAGAATCCATAAAGAGAAAAAGCAAATGGAGATTAAGGAAAAAATTATTGAAAGAAGTGGATACGATCAAGTTTTTTCTGTGGATGGTGACAGAACAAACAGTTCAGAGTACAATAGTATTAAGGACAATATTCAAATTAAATTGTATCAATGAAAATTGCTTTAATTACTGACACTCATTATAATTTTAAAAAAGCAAATAAAAATTTTCATGATTATTTTGCAAAGTTTTATAAAGATATTTTTTTTCCTTACTTAGAAAAAAATAATATAAAAACTGTAATACATTTAGGGGATGCTTTTGATAATCGAAAGGGGATAGATTACTGGGCATTTAAATGGGCAAAAGAAAATGTATACGATAATTTTTCAGAATTGGGAATAAAGGTTTATAGTATAGTTGGAAATCATGATACTTACTATAAGAATACAAACCAAATAAATTCTATTGATGTTTTATTGGATAGTTATAATAATATAGTTAAAATATCTGAACCAAAAGAAGTAACAATAGATGGATTAAAAATTTTGTTACTTCCTTGGATTTGTTCTGAAAATCAAGAATATGTTTTTAATTTATTAGAAACAACCAATGCAAGAGTTGTATTTGGTCACTTGGAATTGAGTGGGTTTTCCGTTTTTCCTGGTCAATTGCAACCTCATGGAATGGATAAAAAAATATTTGATAAATTTGATAAAGTATTCTCTGGACATTATCACACAAAAAGTGATGATGGGAAAATATTTTATATAGGAAATCCATATCAAATGTTTTGGAATGATTATAATGATAGTAGAGGGTTTAGTATTTTTGATACGAAGACTACTGAATTAGAATTCATTAAAAATCCATATACTATTTTTGAAAAAATATATTATGAAGACACTGATATTAATATAATCGATAAAAATTCATTAAAAGATAAAATTATCAAATTAATAGTAAGAAAGAAAACCAATCAGAAAAAATTTGATTTGTTTCTAGATGAATTGGCAAAAATTCCACTCATAGAATTAAAAGTATCAGAACTTTTAGATATCGATGATTCAAATTATCAAGTTTCAGAATTAGATGTTGAGGATACCATGGTTATTTTAACTAGTTACATTGAAGAATCTGAATTTAATTTAAATAAAGATTTGGCAAAAAAAATTATTAAGGATATTTATCTAGAGGCAATGGAAATAGAATAAAATAAATACTGATAAAAGTGCTTGTAGATGTATGTATATACTTGCAATCAATGGACAAGAAGACGAAGGAGCATACGCAGTTCTTGACGAATCTGGTGAGCAAGTAGTATATTTCTTCGAAGAAGAAGACGATGCAGAAAGATATGCAGGACTTCTAGAAGCAGAAGATTATCCACCAATGTCCGTAGTGGAAGTTGATGGAGACCTTGCAGTTAGAACCTGCGAAATGCATGATTATAATTATGTTATAATTACTAACAATGACTTTGTAATTCCTCCAAGAACAAATGATTATCTTCGACAAAATAAGATTCCGTAATTTTTTATCAACAGGCAATAATTTTACAGAAATAAATTTTAAAGAAACTACTACAACACTAATAATCGGAACAAATGGAAGTGGAAAGTCTACACTGCTTGATGCACTATGCTTTGTTCTTTTCAATAAAGCTTTTAGAAAAATTACAAAAAATCAATTAATTAACTCAACAAATGAAAAGGAATGTCTTGTTGAGATAGAGTTTGAAACACAAAAATCAAATTGGTTAGTTCGCAGAGGAATAAAACCAGCATTATTTGAAATTTATAAAGATGGTAAACTTATTGACCAACTGGCATCAAATAATGACCAACAAGATTGGTTAGAAAAACAAGTTTTAAAACTAAATTATAAATCTTTTACTCAGATTGTGATATTAGGAAGTGCATCCTTTGTTCCTTTTATGCAATTGTCAACTTCTCATAGAAGAGAAATTGTTGAAGATTTGCTTGATATTAAAGTATTTTCAGCAATGAATACAATAGTTAAGGAAAAAATAAAAACAACATCCGACAAAATAAAAGAAATTTCATTTATGCACCAAACAACTGGTGAAAAAATTGAAATGCAAAAGAAATTTATAGAGAGTATAGAGAAAGATATTGAAAATCAAATAGAAGAGAAAGAAAATAAAATTAAAGAACTTGAATTAAAAATAAAAGAAATTGAAAGTGAAAATAATACTAAGCAAACTTTAGTTAAAAATAATCTTCAACCAGAACTTGAAGAACTTTCCTCCTGTATAAAAAAAATAAAGCAATTAACTTCAATAAAAATAAAAATACAAGAAAAAGTTAATAATCAAACTGAACAAAAATATTTTTTTGAAAATAGTTCGGAATGCCCTACTTGCACTCAAAAAATAGAAGAAAATTTTCGGTTAAATAAAATAAAAGAGTTTGGGGAAAAATTAAATGAATTAGAAGTTGGATTTGTGGAACTGGAAAAATCTATCACTCAAGAAGAAAAACGAGAAGAAAGATTTACCGAATTATCTAAGAAAATTCTAAACATAAACAATGAGGTATCTTCTAACAACATTAAAATCTCTCAACTTAATAAGCAAACAGGAGAATTTCAGCAAGAAATTCAAAAACTTAACACAAGAAACAAAAATAAAAATTCTGAAAGAAGTACATTAAAAGAGTTAAAGAGTACTTTTTCTAAACTTGAAGATGATAGGGCAAAGTATAAAGAAATTATTTCTTATTACGAGTTTGTTCAAGGATTGTTAAAAGATGGAGGGGTAAAGGCAAAGATTATTAAAAAATACCTACCAATCATGAATCAGCAAATTAATAAGTATCTTCAGATGATGGACTTTTATATTAATTTTTCACTTGATGAAGAATTTGCTGAAACTATTAAATCCCCAATACATGAAGAATTTACTTATGAATCTTTTAGTGAGGGTGAAAAAATGAGAATCAATCTTGCTCTTTTGTTTACTTGGAGAGAAGTCGCTAGGGTTAAAAATTCAATAAGAACAAATTTATTAATATTAGATGAAGTCTTTGACAGTTCTTTGGACAGTACAGGTATCGAATACTTTACTAAAATTATAAGATATGTAATTAAAGATTCTAATATTTTAGTGATATCACATAAAACAGATGAAATGATTGATTTGTTTGATCGAGTTTTAAGAGTCGAGAAAGTAAAGGGGTTTAGCAAGATGGTTTCTTGACTATTGATGGATTTCTGTTATACTAAGTTGGAGTGAACCCTTGATTATGGACGATAAAGATTTCAGCACTTTTAAAATAGACCTCAGCAATCTTCCTGCTGCTGCCCAACCAGTTAGTACAAAACTCAATGAAAAAGATGTGATATCTTTGGGTGGTGATACTATGCTTGGAACATCAGGCAGTGATACGATTTATCCAGCAGACCATCCTAGTCAAGAATTTTGGTATGAAGATGGGTATAGTCTTGTAGGAAATCCTGGGGCATATTCTGCCGATACAATTAGTTTTAATACAGATAAAAGCATGAGTGAGCAAAACAACAAAAATGGATTTTGGAAATATGAAGAAGACAAAACTCTAAAGGAGATTGAGCAATATCTTTCTAGCACTTACCACCAACACTACACTTCTCAAGAATCAAAAACTCAAACTCTAGATTTGATTGAGAGTATTGGTGATGCTGAACCTTTCACTCGTTCAAATGCAATTAAATATCTTTCTCGGTTTGGCAAAAAGAACGGAAAATCAAAGATGGACATTTTGAAGGCAATCCATTATTGTATTCTCCTGTATCATTTCTCTGGTCTTCATAAAAAAAGTAATTCTGATTTCCCTTATTGATTATGAAACTTTCTTCTGAAACTATTAACGTACTTAAAAATTTTGCTTCTATTAACCAATCTATTTTGGTAAAATCTGGTTCTAAACTTCGGACAATTTCTGTGATGAAAAACATTCTTGCAGAAGCAACCGTGAATGAAAAGTTCCCCAAAGACTTTGCAATTTATGATCTTAATCAATTTTTGAATGGATTAGGACTTCACCAAGACCCAGACTTGGATTTTGATAATAATTCATATATTGTAATTAGTGAAGGCAAAAGAAAAGTAAAATACTTCTTTGCTGACCCTGAGGTTATTGTAACTCCCCCAGAGAAAGAACTTGAACTTCCCACTCAGGATGTCTGCTTTCAATTGGAGCACTCTCAACTAGATAAGTTGATTAAGGCAGCAGCAGTATATCAACTCCCCGATTTGTCTGCTGTTGGTGAAAATGGAGTTATTCGTCTTTTGGTTAGAGACAAGAAGAACGATACATCTAATGAATTTTCTATCGATGTTGGAGAAACAAATAATGAGTTTGTATTTAACTTTAAGGTAGAAAACATTAAAATTATTCCAGGAACATATGATGTTGTGGTTTCTAAAAAATTACTTTCTAAATTTACTAACGAGAGATATAATTTGAATTATTATATCGCATTAGAACCAGATTCTTCCTTTGAATGAAGTATAACGTTAGATATAAACTTCCAGGTGACAATCGTTACTTGGAATTAATTGTTGAAGCAGATAGTCAGTCTCAAGCAAAACGTATTGCTCAAGCACAGATTCCATCTGCTATTATTATTAGTGGTCCTCAACCTATTTCTTGATTATGCGTGGTGATTTTTTGTGGGTCGAAAAATATCGACCTAAAACGATTGAAGAATGTATTCTTCCAGAGAATATTAAGAAAACCTTTATTGACTTTCTAAATAAGGGTGAAGTGCCAAACTTGCTTCTTGCTGGTCCTGCTGGATGTGGTAAGACAACAGTAGCAAAAGCACTCTGCAATGAATTGGGAGCAGATTTTTATGTCATTAATGGATCCGACGAAGGTAGATTCCTCGATACTGTCAGAAACAATGCGAAAAACTTCGCTTCGACCGTCTCACTTTCGTCAACTGCTAAACACAAAGTCATCATCATTGATGAGGCAGATAACACGACAGCAGACGTACAACTCCTCTTACGGGCGTCTATTGAGGAATTTAGTGGAAACTGCAGATTTATCTTTACCTGCAACTACAAAAACAAAATCATTGAACCACTACATTCCCGTTGTGCCGTTGTGGAGTTTTCCATTCAAGGAAGACAACGACCACAAATTGCAGGGCAATTCTTTAAGAGAGTACAGCAAGTACTTGAATTGGAACAAATCAAGTACGATCCAAAAGTCCTTGCAGAACTCATTAATAAACACTTCCCAGACTGGAGAAGGGTGCTTAACGAGTGCCAAAGATACTCAGTGGGTGGTGAAATTGACACGGGGATTCTTGCGTCTTTTGGGGAGGTAAAGACAGATGACCTTATTAGACATCTTAAGGAAAAAAACTTTTCTGAGGTACGTAAGTGGGTCGTTGGTAATCTGGACAATGATTCTGGGGTACTTCTGCGTCGTGTTTACGATGCTTGTTATGAAACCCTTGATGGTCCTTCTATTGCTGCTGCCGTCCTCATTGTTGCTAAGTATCAGTATCAAGCAGCATTTGTGGCAGACCAAGAAATAAACCTTCTGGCAGCACTCACAGAAATTATGGTGGAGTGCAAATTTAAATGAGTGTCGATTTGAAGGATTGGTTGAGCAGTATTAACCAAACAAAAGATAATATTTTATCTGAAGATCTTTCTTTGGAAAAAGAATATCCTCCATATATTATTAATAAATGTTTGTCTGGACATATTGATTGCATAATGTATGCAAATGAAATGAATATAAATCATAGACTAAGTAAAAAACTTCAATATGATTTTTATATAAATATAATCAGAATCAAGAAGAGATATTCTCCTTGGGTCAAAAAAGAGAAAATCAAAGATATTGAATATGTCAAATCTTACTATGGATATAGTAATGAA